GAGTTATAACAACGCTGCTATGCAATGGGGTACAGACCAAGAGCCGTTAGCCCGTGCCGCATATGAGGCAGCAGCAGACGTACTGGTTGATGAAATAGGGTTTGTTGTTCATCCCACAATCGTTAACGCTGGCGCATCACCAGACGGGTTGGTTGGTGACGTTGGGTTGATTGAGATCAAATGCCCTAACACTGCCACGCACATTGACACTGTGTTGACTGACAAAGTGCCAGCTAAGTACATCACGCAGATGCAATGGCAGATGGCTTGCACACAGCGTAAATGGTGTGACTTTGTTAGCTTTGACCCAAGGATGCCAGAGGGTTTGCAGCTTTTTATTCAGCGCGTAGATTTTGATGCGGAATACGTCAAGATGCTAGAGGCTGAAATCACGGGGTTTCTTGCTGAACTTGAAACGAAAATTGAAAAACTTAACGAAAGAAAACATGGCTAAATTATTGAAAGAAATCTCTGTCATCACAGGCAAATACACCAATGCCCAAGGACAGGAAAAGAATCGCTACACCCGTGTTGGTTCAATCATTGAAACCAAGAATGGTGAGATGCTAAAGATTGACGTAATGCCCCTGATGGATGGTGGTTGGAATGGTTGGGCATATATCAATGAACCGCGAGAGAAAGAAAGCGGTTTTCCCAAGGATGATGACATTAACTTTTAATCAACCGGGGAAAGCGGATGCTGTGAAAAGGAAATGAGGCACTGACCTCTATGTCAGTCACAGACGCAGCGAGTACCCACCTTACAAGGACAAGACATGAAACTAAAAGACTTTTTTGGCAATCCTTTAGACTTTTTCCCAAGGGTCAGGAAAGACGATCCCATCACATCGTTTGAGGCAGCAGACTCGGTTAAAAAGGTATCTGCCAAGCATCTCAAGATGATTCTTGAATGCTTAGAAAAGAACGGGCCGCTTGGCAAAGACGGTATTGCAAAACATACGGGCCTTGAAAGCAATCAAGTTGCAAGACGCTTGAACGAGTTAAAGGTTATGGGTTTAATTATGCCAACAGGCAACATCGTTAAATCAAATTCAGGACGCAATGAAAGAGAGTGGACAGCATGAGTTACGCAGACATTGAAATGCAAGTTATCAGGTGGGGAGAGGCCCGCCAGATTGTTCAGAACAGCAATCCAAGAGCGCAAGCCATCAAGACGCTAGAAGAAGTTGGCGAATTAATGCAAGCGATCCAAGACAAAGACAGAGATGCCATGATTGACGCATATGGCGATATTCTTGTTACCCTTGTCATGGGTTGCGCTACTGCTGATCTTGACCTTGTGAAGTGTTTTGCCCACGCCTATGAGCAGATTAAAGACCGCAAGGGTTATCTGTCGCCAGAAGGCATCTTTGTAAAGGAGTCGTGATGATTTTTGACCTTACTACTTCTGCCCTTGACAGACAAGAGTCCGGCAATCACTATAAAGACAAAGGCATCCAGCCGATTGTTTACATCCACGCAAACAACCTTGGCTTTTGTGAAGGCAATGTTGTGAAGTACGTTACCCGTTGGAGAGACAAAGGCGGTGAAGCTGATCTACGAAAAGCAATCCACTATCTTGAGTTGCTTATTCAGTTAGAAATAAAGCAATCTCAGCCTGACGCCGTTTAACAAGTCCCGGCAGAACTTTGCCACCACCCTTAGTCCATGCCATGAAAGCCTCCGCAGCACCCTCCCAATCGCCTCTATTAGCCTTCATACGGATGGTAGAGCGTTGGAGGTTGCCTAGCCCAAAGTTATAGGAAATACTGACCAGAGCGTCAAAGCTGCCTTGACGGCCAACACAGCCGGGAACAAGTCGTAAAACACCACGTTCAAAAGACGCGATGTCATCAGAGAATAGTTTGTTGATTTCCTCTTTAGACCAGACACGGTTATCCTCCGGCTTTAATGGCATTTCTTTGCGGATCATGGGTGTTTCTTTGCCCTCCACCCGCACCACAGGCAATCTGATCTGCTCTTGATACAGCACATGGCCGTATCCAATCGTCCAGATGTGAGCAGGGCAGAGATAGGGCTTATTCCTAAACCCTTCAAACCTGTGCATCAGGTCTTCACCCGCTTTGGATAGCTTCACTTCTTACTCCAGCCGCGAGAGCCAAACCAAAACCCAATGATGCCGCCAAGCATTGCCATCTCGTCAGAACTAAAAATCAGGTCGGAGTAGCGAATGATGTCGTCAATGCTAGTGATCAACCCCGGCTGCTGGTATAGATACCAAGCCATAAAAGCGTTGATGGCTACCAGTTCCAACACAAAGATGTATGTCACAGTAGGGCGCACAGTGCCAACGTAGCTGGACACCCATGAAGCAGCCTTCTCAAGCACCTTGGCATCGTGAGCAAGAGCCGCCTCGGTCATCTTGGCATCAGTCTCCATCGCCACTTGCTCAGTGCGAATTTCCTCGACCTTAACTTGCGCTGCAAAGCCAGCAGCGGCCAGAGCCAGTTCACGTTCTGTTTGCACAGCAGCCAGAGCCAGTTCATGCTTCTGATCGGCTTTGTTCTGAAAGTATTCCAGCAGCTTTGGAAGGCCGGAGATCAGCAGACCCCCAAGAGTTGAGAATAGTGAAAGCATTAGTTACCTCTCTTAGTTAGCATGGCGCTGGCAATCTCCAGCATGAATTTAACTTGTTCAATGTCTTGCGGTGGCTCTGACCATCCGACCGTGACCTGTCCAACAAACCTGTGGCTGTCTGGTGGAACACTTACGCGACAGGTAAAGCCCACACCCTTTTCCAAGTACCACAGCCCTACCTCGGACTGTGCGTAGCGGTACTCTCCGCAAGGTATCTCGTTGGTCATCAGCCGCACAACATCCGCATTGTTAGCCGAGTTCTGACTGAACAGGCCAACGTCAATGTCTTCAATGGTTTTGTCTCTGCCATCTTTAGTGTATGCCCTGTAAAGCACACGACTGTTGAACAATGGGTTTACCTTAAACACAGCAACAACACTAGCGCCCGTTTTCTTGAGCAGCATTGAACTAGCGTCATCTGCCCTTGATGTGTTTATCTCGGGTAGCTTCTTAGATTCCTTGTAGGCATCAAACATAAACTCTTGGTTCTGCCACAGGAAGTAGCCAGCAAAAGCCACCACGCCCATAATGAGGATGGCAAACAGCTTAAACGGCGAATCCACATACCCGAGTACTTTGTCTAGGGTTGTGTTGGCGTTTAGCTTTTCTTCGCTCATCTCAGGTGCAGCATGTACAGCACGATGCCGTAGATAATTAGCCCCGCTAAGACCACGGACGCCATGCCAAGGGCAATGTACTCAGTCAACTGCGCTAGTCGCTCTGCTCTGCGCTTTTTTTCTCTGGCTGCTGCTTCAGCATCTTCCCTGCGCTTACGGGCAGCTTGAGCTTGAAACTTTTGCCAATCGTTCCACATTCCCGGTCTACCAGCGTAGACCATGCGCTCACGTAATTCTTCTTCCTGCTGGCGCAGTTGCTCCAAAGCCATAAACTCAGCGAGGTCAGAGCCGCCACCCTTCTTGGTTGCGTTCTCTTGAATCTTGGCCTTGTTGTCAAAGTAATCAAAGACTCGTGAGCCTAGCTGGTGCAATTCCTTGCCGTTTGCCAAAGCGCCTTTTATTACTGCAAAAGCCGCATTAGCAGCAGCAATTTCGGCAATCATCGCAACACCTCAATTAGAACTTTGACGGTCCAAATAACGATACTCACAAGAAAGACTGCCGCGACAAAAGCCTCGGCAAAATCTCTCATTTCAGTATCCACACAGCCGAGAAAATCGTCCCGGCCATTGACAAGATCATTACTCCAGCAGTCTTGATTAAGATGCCTTCAATCCGTTTGAGCCTTGCATTGATTTGCTCATAGCGAATACTGCAAACTTCTTCGTGTGTTGACAGTCTTGCCTCAGTGGCGTTAATCGTGCTCATTTCATCCATTCCTTATTGGCAAGTAGTCGGGGATCGTTAGGCTTGAATTTTAAAGCCTCGTCCAGTTCTTGTCTTGCCTTATCCTTGTATCCAAGATGCCACGCTGCAATGCTGCACAGGTCGTGTGGCTTGTCAGACCATGCAGCAGGGTCCATCGTGTAAACCTCCAGCTTTTCTTTAATCTTCAGCGCCCTGTTTGCTGCAAAGTAGCAAGTCTCCCAATCATGGGTGTTGTAGCAGAACATGGCGTAATCTACCCAAGGCTCACGGGTGTTCGGCTCCTCAAGGCAAGCCCCCTGATACCACTTCTCAGCCTCTTTGATCTCGCCTAGACTTTCGTGTGACTTACCTAACAACCTCATGGCATAGCATCGCTCATGGCTCCAGCTTGCTTGCGGCATTGTCAGGTACTTTTTAAGCGCAGGTATAGCTTCTTTCCACTGAGAATAGAACGTCAATTCTCTGGCGTAGTAGAAAGCATTTCGGTGGCAATACGGGTCTTCTTTGACTGCCAATTCTAACAAGGGCAGGTACTGGCTGCGTGACTTTGTTTCGTCAGGATGGTGACTGACAAGCAGCATATCCGTGTGTGCGTAGACCTCGGGGATTCTGTTGTCAGCCCGGATGTACTCATGGATTGGGTGATGCCAGTGGTAG